GGAGTAAGCCACGGTGGCGAAATCAGCGTTCAGAAGTTCGAAACCTGCGTACAGGCTCCAAATCATCATGATGAAACGGCTGAAATCGTCGTTGTTGTTCAACAGCACCTGAGCGTTGTTGCCGCCGATACCGACGCCAACGCTCTGGGGACCGAAGAACATACCGATTGCGGTTTCGTAGGAAGCCGAGGTGCCGCCGATAGAAGCGGTGGCATTCTGAGATGGCATGTTGGTGGATTCGAAGAAGCGAACGCCTTCGAACACGAAACCGGTGGGCATAATCGGCTCACCAGCCACAAAGGTGGCTTGACCAAAGCCCTGACCCATGTACAGCGCAGCGTTGGGCTGCATTGCCGACATTAGGGGGTTGATCTGACCGTTGCCGGGGTAACGAGCAACTTCGCGGAAGTCGCTGTTCTGGCGCAGGTGCATTAGGAAGGTAGGATCGCAAACACAGCGATAGAAACCGTCCTGGAAGGTAGGAACGTTACGCTTACGCAGGCTCTTCACCACGCGCAGCAGGTCGTCCTTAACGTCGAACTTAGCTTGTTCGGCGTTGGTGTAGGTGAGGCTACCAACGGCGAGATCACCGGGGTAGTAGTAACCACCTTGGGAATCGGAAGCCTTACCCTTGGAAACAGCTTTCAGGAGTTCGTTGATGAACACTCGATCGCGCCAACGACGATAGTCGTCGAGCAGAGTCAGCGAACCGATGGACTGGTGAAAGGCAGTCAGGTTGCCGGTATCCAGCAGAAGACGCTGCGCGGTGATCAGAGTCTCGCGAGCAATCTTGAAGGTGCTGGGCTGAGTGGGATCAGTCGGGTCGGCAGGACCGGTGTACTCGCGGAGGGTCACGAGCACCTTGTCCTTGACGATGTTTCGGCTGTTGGCAGTACCGATGGTCTGCTCAGCAGTGCGCTCCCGAGACTCCTTAGAGCCGGGGTTGCCCCAGAAACGATAACGGTCAAGCTGTACGGTCTGGCCAGGTTGCTTCGAAAAATCGTGAACAACCACCGGCTCAGCAGCCATCTCTACGACGTACGCAGGATGGGGACGGTATAATTCCGCACCGAGCAGCTTCGGAAAATCATTGTCGACGAACAAAGCGTCAACCTCCGAAGAACTACATATTTAATTTAACTAAAAGATTGCAAAAACAACACACCGCTGTTGCATTCTTAGCGTTAAATCGCTTTTTGGTTGCTGGAATTTACCGTGGGACTAAAAACCCTCACCATGTTGCGCACAGACTCAGCACCCTGCATATAAACAGAGCCATAGTTGTAGGCATAACGCGTGGACTTACCGCGATATACGTACCGCAAAGCAGAAGACATTAAGCCAGGTGTTCCCGACCGGATAGTTTCTGTGTAAGTCTTGCAATAAACAGGAGAGTTATAAACCCACTCAGAACGATCAGAAGTGCCTTGAGAACCTAAGGCGTTTGTTAAGAGTGTGCCCTCATAACTCCGATGAGTAACACCGCCTCCTGTTTGCCCCTGCGCTGCGCTGTTGGCTTCTGGAGTGTTATAAGGATTGTAATTTTGATCAGCCGGCGCAACCCCGCCATAATACGTGTAAATACCTTCGTTACGAAGGCCGTATTCTGGTCCGGTCGACGTAACAACTTTTACATTTGCAATCGTCGTTACGCTTAGAGGGCGATAACCGTTATAAGAACTAAGAGAACCGCTTGGCAAATAGTCTGTGTTCTGATAATCAACCCAATAACCAGAAACAGCTTGAGGAACAGTCCTAAAAGCAGTGCTCTTATACCACTGAGTGCTATTTACTGTTGCGACTACAGCAGAGCTGCCCATATTAGAGTGGTGATCACAGTAGTAATACAGAAAAGAAGGTGCCGAATCGGCAACAACAATTTGAATGTAACTATTCGGCGTCCCTGGTGTTCCGCTAGTTGTTACGCCGACTGTATATTGAACCCCACCACTGTGCGTGCCATTGCTGGTCGTGGAAAATCGAAAAGGATGTCCCGCGTTTGACGGATCAGATAGATTAAAAATAAAAGTCTGACCTCGCCTTAGCTGAAGCACAGCTTGAGGTTGATTATTTACATAAAAAATATTTCCCGTGCCAGGATTAGCAACTGTTACATTTAAATAAGTCGTTATTTGTGCGTTATAGATATCCGCGTAACTCTGATCAGGAGGTCCGGGAACAGTTACACCGAGGTCAGCCCCAGTATCGCGGATACCCGAGCTAAGGACGATGTAGCCCTCGTGGTTAGGACCGGATTGAATCCGATGAAAACCCGTGTCGTATTTGTAATTAGATAGCGGTGTATAAACCACGGTGAGTACGCGGGCCTACACCAAGTATAGGATTTTAACTAACGACTTCCGTATCGACGGAAGTGGGGGGATCCACTTTTTGACTCAGGTTGTTCATATCCGCGCTGATATTTTGCATATCTTGCACGTAGGCAGCGCGCAGAGATTCAAGCTCAGCTTTTAATTGCTCAACTTCACTGGAAGATGAGGAAGCGCCGCTATCGCGACGACGGCCAAGAGAATTAGGCATTTCAAGAAGTCTTCTTAGATTCAGTATACTTCCGAGCTTTTTTCTTCGCTTTTACTCGTTCGGGTAAATTCCCTTTAGTTTCTTTTTCGTACTCAGCCACCTTGGCTTTTGAAATCTCGCCGCGTTCAGCCATTGCGTAAAATTTACGACGCTGACTCTCTGACGCAAAAGGCATCAGTTTAAATAACTCTAATTAACTATAAATAAAAAACCCCGCCTGTGAAGACGGGGTTCCGAAGTTCCTGATTACTGTATCAGGCGTTGTCCATGAACAGAAGCTTGCCACGGAAGGCGTCAGGGCTCATCTGAGACAGATAGCGCCAAGCCTGCTCGGGGCTACGGTTCATAGCTTCGCTAAAACCGTTCCACTGAGAATCGGAATCCACGTTGGGAGCGCCGGCCATAGCCGAAGCAGGAACAGCAGGCAGCTGATCGTAACGAGGCTGATAATTCTGGGTATCAGCTTCGGTGTCCACCGGGTAAACCTCAGTAAAGAAGCGGTTGGTGTAGTCAGCTAACTGATCGGGATCGGTCAGGATATGCTCCATAGCCATCCCACGAGCAGCGATGTTCTCCAGAACACCGTGTTGTTCGATCAGGGCATCCTCAAGCACGGTGGCATACTGATTCAGAATGCCAGGAGCTTCGATACCGAAGTGATTAACGACGGCGGCGGTTGCCTCGCTTAGGGCCGGAGCTTGTTGCTGCTCCGTAGAAGTCGGATAAGAAGTCTGGGTTGTAGAGTCGCTGCTGTACGAGGTCGGCTGAGCCGTAGGCGCTTGGTAAAGATACGGTTGGGCCTGTAAACTCTGACTGTACAGTTGAGTATCCTGCGGCGCCGTCTGGTACTGCGGATACTGTGCTGTCTGGCTGGGGGACGGGGAGAGGCGCGAAACCACCCGCTCCAGGCTGCCCATTGCCGCCTCCCAGGGGTTGGACGGGGAGGACGTTGACGGAGACTGGCTGAACTGGCTGTTGGTAGAAGGGACCGTAGCCGGTGCCACCTGCAACGGCGCTTGCGGCATAGTTGCCGAAGGTACCGCCTGGGTAGTTGCTACCCACTGGGGGTAGGCTGTAGAGCCCTGGTCCGCCGAGGGCGCCGCCTGCGGGGCTGCTACCGCCGGGGAGACCGGGCTCGGGATCGAAGCTTGGATCTGCTGGCTCATAGCTGCCCGAGTAAGTCAGTTCTTGCGCAAGGTGGTCAAACGTCCTATAGAGCAAGGGCGTTATGTTTAGCCGAGGATCAGCCGCAAGCGGTTGATTCGGCGCAAGTGGATGTGGCGCTTGCAACATCTGATTTAATAATACTAGAAATTGTTGAAACGCGCCTTGTGTTTGTTGAATCATTCGGAAGGGAAATCCCTTCAACATTTCGGCTCGTTCAGAATCGGTTTTATCGGGGAAGAGATACTTAAGAGCTTCGACGCTATCCACGCCGAGTTCTTGTAAGTTCCGAACGACGATAGAAAA